TATCTTCACCGCAGCTTCGGCTGGCGCATCTGCCCAGACCATTACTTGCGCTAGTGGTGACTCTTACACAGGTCAGATTCTGGTTGCTGGAACGACTTCGATGGCGTTCAATTCGACTGCTGGTACGATCATCACGCTGAATGCAACGACTTCGGGCGGTGCTGCTGCTGGTAGTCGTCTGACGCTGATGCCGTTTGCAACGGGGAAATACATAGTTGCCGGGTCATTTGTAGGCTCTGGTTCTGTTATTACGCCGTTCTCCTGATCTTGGGGGGTTTCGGCCCCCTTATTAAACTTTTAGGAGATTACTGTGATGCAAACAGACGTATTAGTAAGCGTACCCCTTACCGGCAGCGGTCAATTTACTGACCAAACACCTAGCAATCTTGCTCGTTGCAGGGTTAAAGCGGTTTATATCGTTCCTACCGCCACGGCGGGGAGTCTTGTTCTTAGAGACGGTGGATCGGGTGGTTCGGTTAAAGCAACAATCAACACCGTCGCCTCTGCTTCGCAACCAACATATATTTTGTTCCCCGGCGAGGGATTGTTGTTCCAAACCGCTGTGTATGGAACAGTAACAAACCTTGGTTCCGCAACCATCATCTATGGATAATATTGTGCAACTCCAAAAGGGTTTCGATCTCGCTGGTAAGAAGTTGATGATTGGTCTCCCCGCTTACGATCACAAAGTAGGCGTGAAGATGGCAGTATCGTTGATGCAGCTTGGACAGAAGCTGATGCAACACGGGATTAACATAGAGGTTAATAGCCTCTGTGGATGTTCTGTTGTATCCCGCGCAAGAAACGTCATCGCCCATCAGTTCATGAAGTCTGACAGCGACCACCTTATGTTCATTGATGCTGATATGACATTTGATGCGGATGACGTTATCCGGTTGATGTGCTGGAATCAAGACAAGGCAATCGTTGCTGGTGCCTATGAAGCCCGTAAAGAAGGTAAGGTTTACATTGTTTCTTTAGATGGTGGCAATGGTGTAAACGGTCCTCAAGGTAAAGTAACAATGGACGAAGCCGGGTTGGTTAGGGCTTACCGTGTAGCTACGGGTTTCATGATGATTCAGCGTCGGGTATTTGATGTACTGAAGGACGCTCACCCGGAGTGGAAGCACAAGGATACAAATACGGATGAGCAGATGTATAGCTACTTCGATTTTAAATGTACGCCTGAAGGCTACATTGGTGAGGATTTCTTGTTCTGTGATCGTGCGCGGGAGCAAGGCTTGGACATCTGGCTTGACCCAACAATTAAACTGGGCCACATGGGTATCCATGAGTTTAAGAGCGACTTTGGGAATGATGTTTTGTACCCATCGATGCAAGCTGCGCAACAAACACTTAGTACGGCGGCGTAAAATGCCTAAATCCCCAGCATGGCAAAGAGCAGAAGGAAAGAACCCCAAGGGTGGTCTGAACGCGAAGGGGCGAGCTTCGTACAACGCAGCCAACCCCGGCAAGCCCGGTTTGAAAGCGCCTCAACCCGAAGGCGGTTCGCGGAAGGACTCCTTTTGCGCCAGGATGACGGGGATGAAGAAGAAGTTGACCTCGGCGAAAACAGCAAACGACCCGAATAGTCGGATAAACAAAAGTTTAAGAGCATGGAAATGCTAGGAGATAACTATGGCTGATAGAGATAGCGCAAAAGATTTTGCAAGAAATATGGCAAAAGATAACGCAAAAGTTGCCGCAGAAGCCAACGCAAGAGCTAAAAAATACAACGCACCTGACCCGCCACCTACGCCTGAAGCACTGGCTGAGATGGAAAACCAAGAAAAAAACCGCAAATTAGATGCGGAGGTTGCAAAAGGCGCCAAAGAAGGCAACACAACCCGTAGGAATATGGGCGAAAAGTTATTTGCTAAAGGCGGTTCTATCCGTGGATCGGATAAAAAATTTAGACGGGGCGGGATGCCTGCCGCTATCAATAAGCAAAACACTCAACATGGGAGTATGGACATGCCTTTCAAAAGCTTAAAGAAATTTAGTGGGATGAAAGAGGGCGGTATGCCAATGAAAGACGGTAAGCCTGCTTTCATGATGAAGAAAAAAATGATGGGCGGCGGCATGACTGGGTACGCCAAGGGCGGCGGTATTGAGTCCAAAGGCAAGACCAAAGGTACGGTAGTGAAGATGGCAAGTGGTGGCAATGTTTCTAGCCGTGCTGATGGCATTGCTCAGCGTGGCAAGACCAAAACTACAATGTGCTAAATGAGACCGTCACGGGGCATGGGGGATATCGCCCCCTCCAAGGTTCCAAGGGTTAAAACCGTCAAGAAGAAGGATGGCGATTTCCCTGTTTCTTTGTATGCTGAAGGCGGGAAGGTTAATGAGGCAGGTAACTACACCAAGCCGGGGCTTCGTAAACGCATCTTCAACAGCATCAAAGCGGCTGCGGTTCAGGGCACGGGTGCAGGGCAATGGAGCGCGAGAAAAGCTCAGTTGATGGCTAAACGCTACAAAGCTGCTGGTGGAGGATATAAAGATTGAAAGCGCCGCAACAATCTCTCAAGGATTGGGGGGACCAAAAATGGCGAACCAAGTCAGGTAAACCTTCGTCAAAAACAGGTGAGAGGTACCTCCCTGAAGCAGCTATCAACGCTCTTAGCCCAAAAGAATATGCAGCAACTACAAGGGCAAAACGTGAAGGTAAAGCCGCAGGGAAGCAGTTTGTTGCTCAACCTAAAAGCGTGGCTAAAAAAACTGCTGCATATAGGAAATAAATAATGGCGCTTAAAACCACAGACACTACGGACTTCAATCTAGACCTAAACAATCTGGTGGAGGAGGCGTTTGAGCGCTGTGGTCAAGAACTCCGCTCGGGCTACGATATGCGTACTGCTCGACGTAGTTTGAATCTGTTGACTATTGAGTGGGCCAACCGTGGGATAAACTTGTTTACCATCGAAAAGGTAGAGCAAGTTCTGACTTACAACGTAGCCGACTACGATATCCCGGTGAATACCATTGATTTGCTTGACCATGTGATTCGCACGGGCACAGGGCAGAACCAGACCGACATCAACATTACGCGTATCTCGGTTAGCACCTACGCAATGATCCCTAACAAGAACGCAACGGGACGCCCTATTCAGGTGTGGTTTCAGCGTGAGACAGGGGCTACAAACTCCACCAGCGTCATCCAATACCCCAAAATTCATATCTGGCCTGCCCCAGATAACAGCCAGACCTACACCTTTGTATATTGGCGTCTTCGCCGGATTCAGGACGCAGGTAACGGCATAAACGGTCAGGATATCCCCTTCAGGTTCCTACCGTGTTTGGTTGCGGGGTTAGCCTCATACTTGTCAATGAAGCTGCCCAACATAGACCCGGTGCGGATTCAGATGCTTAAGGCCGATTATGAACAGCAGTACCAGCTTGCCGCTGACGAAGATCGTGAAAAGGCAGCTATCCGGTTTGTCCCCCGGCAGCAGTTTATAGGGTAACAGATGCCAAATAACTTCGCATCTGGCAAGTTTGCAATTGCAGAATGTGATCGCTGCGGGTTTAGATATAAGCTGACACAACTTAAAAACTTGGTTATCAAGACTAAGAATGTGTCGATTAAAGTTTGCCCGACTTGCTGGGAACCTGATCAACCGCAGTTATCTATTGGACTATACCCCGTCAATGATCCTCAAGCAGTACGTGAGCCACGCCCTGATGTCAGCTATAATTCATCTGGTACTTCGGGGCTACAGCTTTCCCCCGGGGACACGGGCTACCCAGAAGGCGGCAGTCGCATATTTCAGTGGGGCTGGCGTCCGGTTGGTGGTGCAGCGGCTAATGATTCCGGGCTTACCCCAAACTATTTGAATTCAGTAGGCGCTGTAGGTACAGTGATGATTAATGTAGCGGCATGGAGTGCAGTAATAGAGTACGCTCAAAATACCCCTGTTTCCTACAGTGGCGGGTATTATCTAGCAATCAAGTCAAATATAAATCATGTCCCTACGGACATAACCTACTGGGTAGCTAACTAGGAGTTCAAAATGGTTCATAGTGATAGCAAAGAAGATACGAAGATGGACAAGGGCCAAGACAAAGCCATGATTAAAAAAGCATTCAAACAGCACGATATGCAAAAGCATAAAGGTAGTGGTAATACAAGTTTGAAACTTAAGCAGGGCGGTGTTACCTCGGCTAATATGAAGGCCGTCGGGCGCAATATGGCTCGTACCAACAATCAAAGGGGACGATAATGGCCCAAGATTTTAACTTCCCCGGCTGGGATACCAAGAACCCTATTGGCAAGTACAAGCAGCCTGAACCCAATACGGCAAAGCCCGGTAATCAGGTAGATACTGGCTACCCGCAGACTGACGTTAAGACTGACGGCATTACGATGCGTGGATATGGTGCTGCTACTAAAGGCATTAAGTGCCGTGGGCCGATGGCGTAATGAACTACTCTACTCTGTTTGTAACGCTCAAAGGATATCTTGAAAACGATTTCCCAGACGTTATCTTTGCCGATAAGGATGCGTCAACGTCTACTTCTGCTGCTACTTATACTAGCGCGGAGCAGATCAACACGTTCATTACGCAAGCAGAGCAGCGGATTTATAACACCGTTCAGTTCCCATCCCTTCGCTCAAACGTAACGGGTACTACTTCAGCCAATAACAAGTATCTGTCCTGCCCTACGGATTTCTTGGCTGTGTACTCAATGGCGGTGATAAACACGGATGGCTCTTATGCATTCATGTTGAACAAGGATGTGAACTTCATTCGTGAAGCTTATCCAGTCCCTACAAGTACCGGGGTTCCGGCTTACTACGGATTGT